AGGCGATCTAGCACCCCTTATAGCGGATAATATAACACCTGAGACTGTCGGCACTTCTACAGAACCCTTACGGTTCACTGATCTGGACCTGGAAGAAAGAAAGATGTCGTACGGTCGGACGGGGTACGCTCTTCAGTTCATGCTTAATCCTAAGCTATCTGATGCTGACCGCTACCCCTTAAAGATTAACGACTTGGTCATTATGGATGTGGATGTAGATGTAGCCCCAGAGAAGGTAGTGTGGTCATCTGATCCTGATAACTGTGATAGGGAGTTACCTAATGTAGGACTGGCTGGGGACAGGTACAGAAGACCTGCTAACACTGTTGGGGATATGATTCCGTACACAGGCTCTGTGCTATCGATTGACCCGTCAGGTAGAGGTAAAGATGAAACAGGGTACGCTGTAGTCAAGATGCTTAACGGTCAGTTGTTTGTTCCGGATGCTGGAGGGATAAGAGGTGGATACGATGAGAAGACCCTTAAACAACTGGTAGCTATAGCAAAGGATAACAAAGTTAATAAGGTAGTGATAGAGTCTAACTTTGGGGACGGTATGTTTATGGAGCTGATAAAGCCTCTGTTTAGAACTTCCTATCCGGTGACTATAGAAGAAGTCAGACATAACAAACAGAAGGAGCTAAGGATTGTAGACACTCTTGAACCTGTGTTAAACAGCCACAGACTTATCGTTGATCCCTCTGTTATAAATAACGATTACAGGTCAGCTTTAAGCTACCCTATAGAACAACAAACCAGGTACATGCTTATGTATCAGTTAAGTAGGATAACAAGAGATAGAGGCAGCTTGGTACATGATGACCGTCTTGATGCGTTATCAATAGCTGTTGGTTATTGGGTGCAGCAGATGGCTGCTGATGTTAACCAATCTATGATTGATAGACAACAAGAGCTGATGAATGAAGAGTTAACTAAGTTTGTTGATAGCTTTCATAAACGATCTAATAATCGATCGTCTGCACTGCTCTGGTCGTAACTCGTAGCTATCGCTACTCCTTACTCTTTATTAAGATAACAAACCTTCTTACAGTATCTATTTAGCATTCTTATATTGTAATTTCTTACTTAGTTTAAATACAGACTTACTGTATACAAGTTACCTTGTAATCCTAAAGTATAGCTTTAGATTTACTATGTGGTTTATTTATAAACACACCTATCCTTAAGCCCTAAAGTTAAAGAGTTGTTATCAGTCTCTACTCTAAACTAGCTGCGAAAGAACGGATGTATGAGCAGCTCAACAGAGTCTTACTGATCTGATGGTAGCTGAAGCTATCTACTAAGGAATCTTTGTTTAAAAGGAAAGCTGTAGCAGTAAACAGCTATACGACTCTAACACTCTTGCTTGTACACTTATCTTTAGTACTTACTTATATGATCGATTAAAAGGACCTTTTAGGTTCTATCTTAATATCAATATTATAACGATCTCACACCGAAGGAAACTTGTAAAGCTTTAAATTTAAAACATCAGTGTTTATCAGGGGTACAGCAGGTGTCTCAATAGTGTCTCAATAACATCTCGAAAAAACTAGTAACAATATATGTTATGTAGTAGTATGTATACATCATGCACATAAGTATTAATCATTCGCAGAATATTAAAACGCTAGGAAGAACGAAGTGATGAATATCAACGATCAAACAGACACCTTCCAGTACGAACTAGCCAAGCTGGTGTACCGCTTTAAAAGAGAGTACGATCTTAACGACTACACGATAGCCGGTTGCTTGGACTTCGCTAAGTTGTCTGTACTTACTGAAACAGATGATGTTATATTTGAAGGAATAGATAACCAAGACGACTATGAAGAAGAAGAAGACACCGACACCGACATCAACTTCACTTTCTAACAAACAACTTCCAGTTATACGGATCGTCTCAACAGAAGATGAGATGTTCACTAAACTAAACCTGGAGATGGAAGATGAAGTTTACGATATGCTAGTTAAGTGGGGCAAGGAAAGAGCCACTGATGACGACTATATAAGCGTAGCTCTTAGGTGTGGTTTAGAGGAATATGTAGAAAGTTTAAAGGACTCCTAGAAAAGATTCGATAGAAAAATCTGAGAGGCTTATGATGAGCATTACCAAAAAGTTTTGGTGAAAAAATGCGAGACACTTACGCTATATACGCGTGCGTTAAAATCCCCCGCGGGTACCCAAAGATTATTAAAGGGAGGGGGTAGAGCTTTGTTATAATTTGGTTAAAACATAATAAAAGCTTATCGCAAGCAACTTGCAACTTGATGTAAAGTGATGATTTAGTTGCTTTTACGAAAACCGCTAGTGTGCAGACAATAAGCATTATGTCTAATAGGATTTGTTTTACACGAGTAAAGCGGTTCGATCAATACCAGGTCAATGGAGCTTTGGATCAAACTCATTAATGCAAGTAAGTTGCGTTTAGTCTTGTGTTTGTTTTCGCTTTCAAAGTTCCAAGTTCAAAAATAAATGAACTAAATGAACAGCTTGAAACAGCACTTATCTTATCATTAGCAACTCTTATCGATAACTATTAGCCAAGCTTTAAAGAATAGGTAAACGCAAAAAATAATTTGCAAAGATGCTGTGGATTGTTCAATAGCTGTTTTATGAATAACAACGAGCAACAAAGCTCACAACCTATACTATACACATGAATGTCACAGAAATTAACACTATCTCTAAACTTGAAAAGCTTGGTTACATTGGCACAGATGCAGACTTGGCTACTTCTTTATTCGAATATGGCTTGGCGTGGAAAGAAGAAGGAAATCAAATTGAATTTATATATGCCATTGGGGGCGATTACGATAAAGTAGAATATAACAAGTTCGATCGAATCACTTTTGATAAAGACTTGGATGTCCGCAAAGAATTTGATTGGGCAGACTTTGAAGAAGTGGAAAGCTTTACTGGAATGACTTCCACAGATTGGGATGCATTACCATTACCTTTCAAAATAAACGATTTGATTGGCTACTATGGCTTTGAAAATGTCTGTGGAAGTAGCTACTGGGAAGGCTTTGAAATCGAAGAAGATAACATTTAATTCACTAAAAACAAAAACTATCAAAATGAAAATAAAACAAACTTTTAAAAATATAGAAATTAACTCAAGGTTTTACTTTGGGGGTAACGAGTGGGTAAAGAAATCTACCCGAACTGCTCAAATCATAAAACCTAAAGAATATTCCGATCGGTGGTTTTACTTTGGGAAAGAAGATATATGTACAATCAAAAATCAATAAACAAAAATACTACTATACACATGAGAACTACACTTGCACAACTTGAAGCGTTGACCGCTGAATTAAACAAACTATTGAACCGCCCTTTAAAGCCTTACGAAAAGGACAACGGCAAACTTACCGCACAAATAGGCAACTTTCATCTTTATCATGCTTATGGAGCTGTTGCCTTGCATGAAATGGCAAATGAAAAGGGTGCTGTTCAAGAAACAATAGGTTTAGGTACTAAAAAAGAATTGTACACGGCTTTACACAAACTCATCCAAGGCGTTGAACTGGCAACCGCATAAACTTATGAACCAAAACGAACTAGAAAAACACTTGACCGCATTTAATAACCGCAAGCGTGACCGCTTTAATCGTAATGGGAAGGATATGCGACTATCGAAGCGTGAAGGTGCTAAACTAAACCGACAGGCTATAAAACGCATGGAAAACTATTCACCTGAATTAAAGCAACGCTTGAAAGACTATGAAGAAAGGGTAAAAAACTCACTATGAAACAAATGAAAACAACCTCTTCCTTAAAATATCCTAATTGGATCAAACCAAGCAAATCCGATCGAATAGCAAATATCTTTATGTGTACCTTCTGTGGCGTTGCTTGGGTGGCAATATTAATTTCAATCTTAGCAAGTTAAAACCTTATGAAAATAAAAGTAACCGATACAAACAACGAGCACTGGTACATCATATCCAAACATCCTAAAAAGGATTTCAAAGGATTCTATAACTTATATGTTAAGAAAGAAATGGATTCTATTGAGTTTGTTACTCATGTTGTAAGTCAAATTGAATACGAAGATTTGTGCCGTGGTAAAAAGCTTTTAAACACATGAGCGTATCCTTTACCTACCAAAACCTAGCTTTCTTTTATCGTATCGACTCACATAGTAGCTCCCTTCCGTTCATAGCTTGGGGGTGTCGTGAGCTTCCGATAAGCGGGTCAAACATAGCGTCAAAAGAGCACATGATGGAAGACATCAAAACCAAGTTGAAACAATACTATCGAAATAGGGAGCCGAAGGCGGACGCTGAGAGCGTAGCGAACAACCGAAGCTTACCTGTCCGTGCTTGCGATAGTTGTGGCTTGACATCACCTAAGCTTGAAGCACAAAGTACCTGTCCAGAATGCATAACCGAACCTAATACTAATAAATAATGAATACTATCATGACTAAAAAACAAGCAAACCGAGCTTTTAAGAGGCTCACAAATGA